AACCACGTCGTCTTTGAGTTCGTGTCTCCGGGCGTTCGAGGCGGTTACTTTCGCCTCCGCGAACACAGCGGAACCGTGGTCCAGCGTCGTCCGCGCCCCGCGCCAATTCTCGAAGTGTTCGGACGTGTCCGCTATCAGTAGATACTCGTCCGTCCCCGGAGGGACGCTTTTCTCGTCTCGACGGACCCGGACGACCTCCGGGATCCCGTTCGAGTAGTTTGCGGCGTCCGACAGTAGCGTTTCTATGATACTCGTAGTGTTGTGGTCCGGATCTACCATTATTCTCCCTCTTTGCTAAACGAGTTCTCCCCGCTTAGTTCCTGAACGTCCACGTAGCCGGACTGTAGGAGTCCACCCGTGTCCGTCGCCTCGTCCGCTATAATGTCCTGTGAGACGCCGAAAGCAAAGTCCAGAAAGTCCCGCATTATCTTGAACGGGGCGGACGGGTCCTCCGAGTTCGCGTAGGGGCTTTCGAGGGCGTCCAGCGCCCCCTTTGCTTTCTCCATACTCCTCTCCATAAACCGGACCGCGACGGTCCCGTTCTTAGCGATAGCGTTCACGACTAACCACGCTACCGCGTCTTTCCACTCCGAGGTAGTGATACTCGACTCGTCGCGCCCCTCTATAGCCGCCTTTTTCATACCGGCGTCGAGGTCGTTCCACTTTCGGTGAACCCACTCCCGGATAGGCGAGAACGGAGGAGAGGTCCCGGCGTAGGTCGTCTCCCAATTCACATAGGGCGCGTGGTCCGCGGTATAGCCGTAGGATCCCTCCACGTCGAACCCCCGACGGACCTCCTCTAAGGCGTCCTCGTTCAGATCCGTAGAGACGTTAGCCATTACGGAACCGCCCTCCTGTGTTCCTGAATAGTCTCCATAGCGTCCGACCGGAGACTGTCCGCGGCGTCCGTGAGGTCGAGATCCGCGTCCGAGGAGGTCCGGAACATATCTCCGAGGGAGTCCATACGGGTTATGTCCGAGGCGACGAGTTTCCCCACAGCGTCCCGGAGGTCGTCGGGGACGGACGTGGACACTCCCTCCGAGGTCGTCCCCGGGTCGGAGGTCCCGCTGATATTCCCGTTCGAGAGTTCGGTAGCCGCGGAACTCTCGTCCGGGCCGTAGTCGTAGTTCACGCGAACCGTCGCGTCGTCTACGAGGGCTTTCCCGTAGGCGGAGAGGTTCCCGACCGTAACCGCGTTTATGTGGATCTTTAGCCGCCCGCGGTCGGGTTCTATGATATAGTCGTCGTCGGAGAGGACCGCCTCGGACGCCTCCCCGCCGGAGTTCGTTAGATCCTCAAACGACCGCCCGCGGTAGAGGACGAGTTCCTTAATCGCCTCCACGTCGAGGGCGGGTAACTGGACTATCGCCCACGCGTCCGCTACCTGTGTCGGATCCCGGAGTCGTCGTCCCGACTTGAACCGACTCCGCCGTCTGTGTCTACTATGTTTCTGTAGGTGAGAGAGTTTCACGGGACGCGTATGAGTCGCCTCCCGCCGCCTCCACGCCTTATTAGTCCGGGAGTCCACGAACTCCGTCCGGTCCATTAGCATACTGATAGCCTCGGACCGACCGGGGTCCGCGAAACTATCCCGGTTCCGGACGTGTTTCAGAACGTCGTCCGGGGAGGCGTAGGGAACCTCGTCTACTACGGTCGAGGGGATAGCCATTTCTTAGACTCCACTCCCCGGGGCGGAACCTAAAAGGTAGCCTACGGAGTTCGACGTTCAAGAAAACGAGAGGGTTCGAGGCGGCTACTGTTCCGCGACGAGGACGTTAACGGTCGTGGAGTTCGCGCCCGACCCGTCCGAGATAGTCGCCTGTGAGGTCCCCGCGGCGGCTACGCCCGCCTCGTCCGGGGCCGCTTTCGCCGTAGCGATAATCACAGGTTCCGCGTCGAGATCTCCCGCGACGCCGGGGAGTTCCGCGGAGTAGTCCAGCGTAGCCGTCCCGCTGGATAGCGTAACCTGTCCGCCCCACGCCCGTCCCGAACCGAGAACGGACGGGTCCGCCCGGGCGTCCGAGATCTGTGTAAATGCCATATCTCGTTACCTCTTAGGCGACGTTGGCGATCCGGTGGAGGTGGTTGATACCCTCTCCGACGAGGGTCCCGTAGGCGTCCACGCTGAACGTCTCCGTCGGGCCGGTCTTTGCGAGAGGGTGGAGGGTAGCATCCTGTAGCATACCCATATACCACCCGGACAGGTCCACACTCCACAGGTCCCGGGATCCCGCGGTGTTGTTCACGCCGTGGGACTTGAGGACGGGCTGACCGTCCACCATAAGGGACCGGAAACCGAAGTCGAGTTCGTCGCCCGGACTCTCGAACCGGGTAAAGTCGTCCAGTTCCTTTTTCAGGTCCGTGAGGACGCTGTGGGTCGTGATGTGAACCACGGAGTCGAGGTTCGCCCCCTGTCGTTCGAGGGTTTCGTTCGCCTCGTAGATGTCGTCCACGCTGATAGTGGACCCGGTGAGGTCCGCGGACATATCCGGTCCCGCGGTCGAGATAAGGTCCTCGAACCCGGAGAACCCGGACGCGTCGTTGTTCGTCCCCTGAATCATTTGGACCTCCTCGTACTGTCGCATAGCCCGCATCATAGCCTCCTCCGTGGTCGAACGCGTGGACCGGAGACTCGACGCGGCTAACTGAACGAGGTCCGTAACCTCGGACTCCCGACCGTAGGGAACCACGCTGTAGGAGTGGTTCGCGTAGGAGTCGTCCGCGGTCGGGTAGGGACCCGACTCCGTGAACGAGGAGACGGATCCGACCGCGGTCTGTTCGTCCGCCTCGACCGTCTCCTCCTGAACAGCCACCCGCGGAATCATATCCGCGAGAGGCGTGTTCTGTCCGGACGAGACGTAGACCTCCGGCGAGACGAAAATGGGGAGACTGAACGAGGTCGTGTCCATCGCCTTCTTGATCTCCTGTTTCGCCTCCCACAGCGTTACGTCTCCGCCGGGACGGAGGTCGTTCCACCGCTTGTAGATCTCGTCCCACCCGTCGCCTCCGATACCGTCCCCGCTGAACAGCGCGGACGGGTAGTGGATAGCGTTCTTCTTGACGGGGCCGCGGGTCGAGAACCCGTAGGGGTCCGAGTAGAGGACCTTATCCGCGTCCGGGTTCCCCGTTTCCTTTCGGACCGTCTCGTGGAGATCTCCGAACGCCGAACGGTGGGCCGCGGACGGAGACGCGTAGTAGCCGCGTTCCTGCGACTTGACTACCTTACGTTCGGGGGAAAGCCCCTCACGGGATCCGGCGGACATTAGTCCACCCTCCCCGCCGCGGTGATACCTTCGGTCGAGGTCGAGATCTTCCCGTCCTCACCGCTGGACTTTTCCACGTCGTCCGGGCTGGTCCCGGACTTAGCGCCCTTTCGGACGACCTCCTCCTCCTCCTCGGAGGCGTCCTTTTCGAGGACGCCCGCCTCCGTGAGGTCCTCTCGGAGGAGTTCGAGTTCGGAGGGTTCGTCCTCGGACTTAGCCGCGTCCTCGTCGTCCTCCGTCTCCGTCTCCGCCTCCTGTTCGTCCTCCTCACCGTCGAGGAGTCCGACCTCTTTCTGAACCTCCTCCACGTCGGAACGGAGGTCGTCCAGTCGGGAACCGTGTTCCTCGACGGACTTAGCGATACCTTCGGTCGTGTCCCGGATCTCTCCGAGAATTTCGGTAGTCTCGTCGTCCATAGTTTCGTCCGCGTCGTCTTTCTGTGCCTTTTCCTCGGAGTCGTCGTCCTCGTCCTTGTCGGAGTCCTCGGAGTCGTCCGCCTCCTCTACCTCGTCGTCGTCCCCGCTTTCGTCCCCGACCGTAACGCCTCCGACCTCGACGGTTTCGCCCTCCTCCATAGTCCACAGGAGAACGTCCTCTACGGACGTGTCCGAGGGAGTTCCGTCAAAGTCGTTAAAGTAGGCGTCCAGTAGGTCGAGGAGTCCGTCCGGGACCTCTTTACGAATTGGTGAATCTCCCATAGTGGGAGTCGTTCCGCGGGTTTCGAGTTCGTCCGCTACCGCCCCCGCGAGACGGCTAAGTTCGTCCTCGGAGAGGCGGTCCTCCGCCTTTTCGAGGAGGGCTTTCCGTTGCTTTTCCGTGAGGAGGGCGTCCGGGTCGAGGGACGCCGCGCCTCCGTAAATGGAGAAACCTGTTAGTTCGCCGTTCTCGACGCGTTTCCACGCGTCTTTTTCGAGTTCGACGCCCATTATCCACGTCCCCTCCGGGTAAGATACCGTCTCCCCGTCGGGGGTCGTGAACTCGTCGGGACCGTTCCGAACGATATAGGACTCTATTGGAGTCCCCTCTCCCTCAAAGAGGGAGTGGTCCGCGTCTACTTTCCTATAGTTTTTCATATAGGAGTGGGCCGCGGACTCTATCTCCGGTTCAGGAACTAAGTCGCCGTGGGCGTCTGAACGCCCGGGAACGAGAACCGCCGCCCACACTTTCCTCTCCGCGGGGCCGTCGTCCTCGTCCTCGACCGGCGTCTCCTCCTCGTCGGGTCCCTCCTCGTCCTCCTCTTTCCGGAGGACGAGTTTCGCGGGATCTCCGAGGCGGTTATCTCCGGGCGTCCAGTCCGCCTCGTCCGCCTCCGCGGACTTGGCGAGTAACCACTCGGAGTCCTGTGCGGGTTCGTCTACGACGGAAACATACTCTACCCGTAGTCCGGCTAAGATAGAGTCGGGAGAGGCGTTTTCTATCGCCTCGAACCCGTGTTCCTGTAGCCACCCACACAGCGCCTCCGGGTCGTCTACGGAGGGTTCCTGTCCGAGGGTGCTAACACACTCCTCGAACCCTCCCGGAAAAGCCTCGTCAAATGACTGTGGCATTTAGTGGAACCCTCGTAGGGCTACCTTACTACGGAGGGGTCTTACGTATAAGGCAAAAATCAGGTATACAGCCCACTATACACTACAGTCCGTTAGTGTCCAGTATCTTTTTATACCTCCGGGTAGAATAGTGGAGTATGGGACGAGAAACCTACGAGTTCGACGCCGCCCGCTACGTGGACGAGGACGCTACGACCGCCTACGCTGTTCCCGCGACGGACGGAGGACGGGACCTCCCCGCGGAGTTCGGATCCGACGAGGAGGAGAGTGTCGTGGACGCGTTCGACGTTCTCGAAACCGGGGACCGCGTTCTGTGGGGCGACAGGTCCGTTCCCTGTGTCGTCGCCCGCGTCGTCCAGCCCGACGACCGCATAGGACAGTCTCTCACCGCCTCCGTTATCGGACACGACCCCGCGGACTTTCGAGATCCCGTGAACCCCGAACACGGGCGGGACCTCCAAAAGGGAGACGTGTTCCTGAACGTGGACGCGTGGGGGACTCTCACCGGAAAGCGGTTCGTCCTTATTCAGGGACCGCGGGGCGGGTTCTACGCCCTCACGCGGGACGAGAACGACCCCTCCGAGGCGGTCCTCCACCGGGCGGTCCGGTCCTACCACAAAACGAAACTCGGACAGCCCGGACAGGGGGCGTTTGACTACGAGGGTCCAGTAGACTCCCTAACGATAGTCGAGGAGGGCGACGCGCCCGACGAACTCGACCCCGCCGGGGACCTCCCCTCCTACGACGAGATAAAGGACCGCCCCCTCGTCTCCTACGATAAGGACTACCCGCGTCCGTCCCCGGGTCATTACGTCGTCGGGACCGTCGAGGAGGCGTTTAACGAGGGGCTGGACGCCGCCCGGACGAGGGCCGCGGAGGAGTTCCGCGAGACGTGGGAGGCGGACGAGGAGGAGACGACGGAGTGGGACGAGATCCCGCCCCGCGAACGCGTCGAGGGGACGCCGAACGGTTACTCCCACTCGACCGTTACCGTTACGGAGATCTACGACTCCGACTACGGGCTGAAAGCGGTCCTCGACGGACCCGCCCCGTGGGAGACGCCCGACGGAGAGGAACCGCTGAACGAGGTCATAAAGTCTACGCCGTGGGCGGACGTTCACTACGAGTTTAACGACGACCGGAAAGCGTGGACCGTGGACGCCTCCGAGATAGGGCGTCTCGCGTCCGTGTTCCGGGACTACGGCTACTCCGTCGTAGACGAGACTGAACGGGAGTAGAGTGGGGGAACGCGGGACGAGAAAAGCGCCCCGCGTTTTGCCTCTGACATACTCCACGCCGTGACTACGTGGAGTCGTGGGCCGTCGGTCGGGCCGGTGCTACCCGACAGGAGTCCGTATGGAGTGAACCCTCTTAGAGGTATGGGACGCTATCCGCTACCGGAGGCGGTATTTGTCTATCCAATAAACCTATGCCTCCCGGCGTGGACCGCTGTGTATGGGACGAAAGAAAGCCTCCCACCCGAAACGCTACCGGGACGAGGATACCCTCCGCCGCCTCTACGTCGAGGAGGGGTTGACCTCCCGGGAGGTAGCGGAGAGACTGGACTGTTCACAGCCGACGGTCGTAAATTGGCTAAAGAAACACGAAATCTCCGTTACTACCCCGACCTCGGACCGTCCGCCCTACTACGGGACCTCGACACAGGGGTATGAGTATTGGCAAACCTCCGTCGGGGACCGGGAACGAAAAACCGTCCGCGTCCACAGGTTAACCGCGGTAGCGTGGTTCGGGTGGGACGCGGTTACGGGTGGAGAGGACGCCGCCTCCCGGGTAGACGTTCACCACAGGAACTCCGTCCCGTGGGATAACCGGGAGGTGAACTTAAAACTGATACCCCACGGAGAACATATGTCTATGCACAATATAGAACAGCATAACCGGGGTTGTTTCGACTAATCCAGGATTTTGTATTTCCTACACCAGTCGTAGAACGTGTTAGGCGAAACGTTCGCGTCCATACCTACCTCGTCCAGTCTCTCGTTCAGATCCCGGAGGGCGGGGCGGACCGCCCCGTGTTTCGACATAAGCCTCCGGAGGAGTCCCGGCATAGAACAGGAAAGCGCCTGTTCGACCTCCTCCTCCCGGTCCGTCCGGGCTTTCTCGACCGCCTCCATTTTCTGAACCGCCTCCCGGTAGATCTCCTCGGACATATCCTCGACGCTACTCCGCCCCGCCGGAGGAAATGAGAACGTCCGCGGTCCCGGATCCCGCTGTTCCGGAGACGACGACCCGGACGAACCTCTCCGTGAGGGTGAGTTTTAGATCCTGTGTCCCGGTGAGTCCCGTGTTCTCGTCCAGCCACGACCCGTTACGGTCCGATACCTGAACGTCGAACGTCGCGGTCGTCCCCGGCGGACGGATCCGGATATTCGTAGCGTCGTCCCCGGGCTTTTCGAGGACTACCTCCTCTCCCGCTGTAGTAACGTCGAGAGACTGTTCCCTCGTTTCGTGGGCCATACCTCGAACTCCTACGGGAGTTCCTTAAAGTTCTCCTACGGACAGGAGGCTATCCGAGGAGTTGTAACTGAACGTTCGTGTCCACGTCGTCCGAGGCCCCGGTCCGCGTCCGGACGAACCACACAGTCGGGTTGTTTCGGATTATCGGGAAATTCAGATCCCCTTTCAGGTCCCCCTCTCGCGCCTGATTCTTACCGCCCGCCCCGATTATGTCGCCTTTCCACGCGACTCCCTGTGGAACTACGTCTCCCTGTGAGGTCGTATAGGTGCTTATAGAGACGCGGGAGGGCGTGTCCGTAGCCATATCGAACTCTACGGGGGACTGTGTGGGGTCTACGTCTATCGGGGATTGATACTGGACGCCGGAGAGGTAGGTCGGGTCCACAGTCCGGGCGTGGATAGCGATAGCCTCCGCGTCCGAGGCTACTTCAAAGTCCTCTAACGAGATTACCTTTCCGTCCGCTACGTCCGTGGGTTTCCGCCGCCCCACGGCTACCACATACCAGTCCCGGTCCCCGTAGCCCGTCCCGTCCATAGGGATAGTTTGGTCCTTCGCTGTAGCAAATACGGGGCGGAACGACTCCGTGGAGTCCCCGAACGTCTGATATTGTCGTCCGAGGACGCGGGCTGAAACCTCCTCCGCGGTCGTCCCGTTCGAGGTCCGGACGTGGTAGGGCCGGTTCGGGATCTGGAACAGCGGACCTCCGACGGGTTCGACCATATACATAGGCCATACGTCGTAGACCCGTTCACGGGCGCGTTCCCCGACCGCCTTTATGAACGCGGTAACGGTCGAGGTCCCATACCACCCGATTAGGAACCCGTAGATATAGCCGTGGGCGGGATCCCACTCTATGTTAGAAATACCCTCTCCGTCCATAGGGTCTATCCCGTAGACTTTCGCTACGGGATCCCCGTTCCCGTCCGTTTTGGTAGTTACAGCGTCCTTTTCCATTTCCCCCGCGGACCGTGAGACGGTGAACTCGACGCCGTTCGTGAGGTTCCGAAAGTGTCCCTGTAGGTCGTCCGCGGTTATGCGGTGAACGAACCCGTCCGCGGTCCCGTCGAGGAGATAGCCCGCGTCTATAGATCCGTCCCCTGTCGGACGGTTCTGGACTACCACACTCCCTCCGACGGAACCCATATTCCCCGGGCGGTAGAGTCCGAGGCGGGCGGTTTCGAGGACGCCCTCCGAGTTCGTCTGTGCGGGATCTGTCGCTAACTCGTAGCCCGCGCCCGACCGCTGGACGGTCCCTCCGTTCGTCTCCCTCCATACGTTAAACGGGTCGTGTTCCTGTCGGTCCGTGAGTGGGTTATCGGGCTGTAGCCCCCACAGGGAGTTAGACGTGGAGACGTTCAGGGTCGGGGCGATATTCATTACGCCCTTTAGTTCGTGGACGAACTCCTCCGCGGACCCTCCCACCATTTACATAGCCCCCTCTATCCACCGTCGGAAAGTGTGTCTCTCGTTAATGTGGACTGTGTGAGTCCGAAACTCTAACTCCGGGAAATACTCTCCGTGAACGTCTCTCTCCGCCCGTTTGAGTTCAGGCATAGTTAGCGGATTACCTCCCTCTCCTCGACGCGGGTCCGTCCGGTCCTTTAGTTCCTCACAGGCGTCCGTCGTCCGGGAGTCGTCCGGACCCGTCCAGATATAGCGGAGAGTCGCGGCGTCGTCCCTCTCCTCGTAGCCTTTCTCCCGGGCCGTGTTCAGAACGCTACTCGTCTCCGTCCGGGCGACGACCTCCGCCTCCTCTTTCGAGACGTTCGGATACGCCTCCTGTATGTCGTCGCGGATCTCTCCGAGACTCCACCCGCTACCTCCGTCCTCCGTGAGGTTTTCGAGGAGAACGTCCTCTATGCGGTCTTTCGCCTGTGTGAGTTCGTCGGACAGGGACTCTATCCCGTCGAACACAGCCCCGTCCTTAATCGCCTCCCGGATTTTCTCGACTACATACTCCGGGACCTTCGACGGACTGAACGAGGCTTTTTCTATCGCCTCTATGGACTCCGGGTAGATCTGTTCCTTATGGGCGCGGAACAGCGTCTCGTCTACCGTCTCGACCTCCTCTTTCGAGAGGGTAGCCTTACTCTCGCGCCCCCGGTTCCCGTTTCCCGAACCACCACTCTTAGACTGTTCCGTGGGTCCGTCCACGACCCGGAGGTAAACGTCCTCGTAGGAGTTCAGCGTCCCCCGGATAGTCGCCTCGTCCAGCCCGTGAACCGCTAAAACGGGGTCGTGGGCGTCCGGGAGGTCCGGCGGATAGACCCTCTCGTTCCCGTTCCGCCGCCCTTTCAGATCCACGACTTTCTCCGCGCCTAAGTCAAGGAGTCGGTTCAGGAACTTAGTCCACGCGGAGTCGTCCCCGTGGGCCATACCTCCGGGCGGGAACGCGAGAACGACGGAGTTCCGGTTCTTTCGGAGGGCTACCGCCTCCTCGACCTCTTTCGAGACGCCCGCCGGGAGGTCCGGCGTCGAGGCGGATCCGAACAGCCCGCCTCCGTCGCCCCCGGACGAGGCGACGTTCCCCGCCTCCATTTCCCCGTCCTCTATCACCGGCATACCGTCGCGCCAACTTACGGAGAGTCCAGCGTCCGCCGCCTCTTTCCCCGCTTTGATGGACTCCTGTAGGGCGGAGGCTTTGGACT